TTAGCATGTCTGATGATCTAGATTTTGGATCAGATTTTGCGCAAGACATAGATGATATGCTCGCTGAGGAAGGGCGTCAATTTACGCTCCGACGCGGCACGAAGCGTTCATATAATCCCGCTACTGGGAAGACTACTGGAACTGATGTCGTAGGTACTATTTTCGGTGTGGTAGTCCCTAAAAAAGAGGGATATATTAACAATGAAGAAGGTATTGACATCGGTGCTACGACTCTGAGAGCGTATCTCTCTGGAGCCAACACCGCGATGGTACCGAAGCAAGGCGACGTTCTGACTGACGGAGTAAGCAGTTACGACATTGAAACAGTCGATGTTTATGACCCTCAGGGCGTGGCTTTACTTTACGAGTGCAAGGTGAGCAAGTAATGGCGATTCACGAAACAGTGTCGGCATGGGAAGGCGAGATCAATGATGTTAAGAGGCGTGTACGTAAATCATTCATTCGCGTTCACAGTAACATTGTTAGCCTCATCGCCAACCGGATCGTTGACTACACACCCATTGACACTGGACGCGCCGTCGGTAGCTGGAAACTTTCCATCGGATACGAAGAAGGTGACACGGACCTGGGGCCAGGAGAATATCCCGCTGCCAAAGAGTTTGCGAAGAAAGCGATCGCAGATGTGGTTTCGGCAATAAATGAAGGCAACATGTTCGAGAAGGTGTACTTCAACAATACCGTGCCGTATATCGAGGCTCTTGAACACGGCCACTCCGATCAAGCTCCTGCTGGAATGGTTCGTTTGGCCTTGGCTGAGGTCAGATCGGAGCTTAGGTTCTAATGGCTTTTGCCGCGGAACGAGAGGCGATTGAATCACGGTTTTGTCGGTTATTCCATACCGAAGCTCCCACTTACGTCTCTTCCTTGACATTGAATCTCGTTAACGGTGTCATTACCCGTAGCGCTGGTTCCTTTCTCACAGATGGCATTGAGGTGGGAAACTTCATTATGTTTGGCGGGTTCAGCAACGCCTCCAACAACGAAGCGTTTGAAGTTCAGGCTGTCACTGATTCTACGGTAACTCTTAAAGACCCGAATGGATGGCTGGTCAACGAGAATGGGACTGGTGACGAGTCGTATTCGTATCCTTCTTATCCTGTTGCTTACGAAAATTCTGGGTTCAATCCACCTGATGCGGATAAGACATACGTTACGTGTATTGAAGTCCGCGGGGCCGCGTCGCAGAAGACGATCGGCAAAGACAACCCGTGGTTCCAGTACCTAGGTTTCATTCAAAATTCCATATATGCTCCTGAAGGCTCGGGAACAGCTACGACAATGGCCTTGGCCGATCGGATCGCCAAGATATGGAGGAACGCGCAGTTTGCAGTTGGCGGAGGACAGATCACCTGTGGTACGCCGAGTTTAGCACCAATCAGTCGCCGGGCGCTTCAAAGGCTGGGCTCAAGAGATGGCCGGTTCCGTATGGATGTAACAACTGATTACCGTTTGGACACACAAGAAACATAACATCGGAGGAACACAATGGCATTTGCATCTTCAAATCGGGTAATCCTGCGGAAATTCAAAGAGACGGCTTGGGGTGAAGTCCCGGCGGCTCGTGCCATGACCGCGGTTCAGTTTACCTCTGAAACCTTGAGCCACTCGATGGACACTGTCGAGTCGAACACGATTCGTTCCGATCGTATGCGAGATGCTCTTCTGGAAGTCGGCGACGGGGCTGAAGGCGATATCGCTTTCGAACTGGAATACGGCAACCATGACGACATGATCGCTGCGGCATTCATGGGAGCCTGGACGAGTGACGTTCTCAAGAACGGCGTTACTCCTTCTTCCTTCGCAATCGAACGCGAACTGGCTGATCTGACCGGCGGCCGCAAGTTCATCTACTACAACGGCATGATGGTCAACACCATGTCCTTGAACATTGCGTCCCGAGCGATCGTGACGGGTTCATTCGTGTTCATGGGCAAGGGCGGCGTTTCTGGAACTGCAACTGTTGCGGCTTCCACCGCGGCTGCTGCGGCTGCAACTCCGTTGACCGCTTCGGCGAACGTTGGAAACATTCTGGAGAACGGTTCGGCTTTGGCCGCCCCAATCAAATCGATTGCTTTGACGTTGAACAACAACCTTCGTGCTATTGACGTCATCGGTACGAAGACTCACGCCGGGCTGGCGATGGGAACCTGCGACTTGGGAGGAACGATTGACTTCTATGCCGACGGCCTCACTCAGTACGCTTTGTTTGAGTCTCACACACCCTTCGCTTTGGCCTTCGACCTCACCGACGTCGACGGCAACGTTCTTTCGTTCAACCTTCCGAACATTTACTTGACCAAGGCGACCGCTGGTAATGCGGCCGGCTTGAACCAAGAAGGAATGGTCACCTGCGACTGGAAAGCCATTCGTGATTCGGCTACCAGCGCTCAGATCGTTCTTACTCGTACGCCTCACGCGTAACCAACTCGGGGAGTCGGGAGACTCCCCCTTTACTCAACTCCAGGAGGAGATTGTAATGGCATTCGATCTGAACGAATTTAAGGTCGACGACAAGAAGGAACTCGAAGGTATCGTCGTCCACATGTCCCCCAAACGTTGGATTCGCGTCGCGCGTCTTGGAAACCGACTCTTCCGCGACATGTATCAGGAAAAGATGCAGCCGTATGAAGCGGCACAACGTTCCGGTTTCTTGAAGGATGAAGTCCAGGAAGGAATCATCCGCGAGACTGCCGCACGAACCATTCTCATTGATTGGGGCGGCTTCACCGAGAATGGCCAAGAAGTTCCGTACTCTCCGGAAAACGCTGAGCGTGCGATGAAGGAAAGTCAGGAGTTCTTCGCCTTCGTTTTGGAACAAGCGAAAGAGCAGAACAACTTCCGGCCGGCCAAGAGTGAAACGGAAAAAAACTCCTCGACTGCCTCAACTGGGAGTTAAAGTGGGGGCAGCAACTCGAGTGGTTCTTAGCACTTGCGGAAGACGGCATCTTCTTAAAACCGTATAAGTTGATGCCGTCGTTGTTCGAAGATCTGTTACTGAGTTGGGAGGCTTTTTGGACTCTAACGAATAGTCGCCAGATTGGATTTGGTGGGCTCGGTCCAATTCCTTTTTCTGAAATTGCTGAATATATTCGTTTTCGTGGTATACGAAACGTTGATCTTCAAGAAGCGATGATCTACAACATTCGTTACCTTGACAACGAATTTTTGAAGTTAAAAGAAGAAAAAGAGGAAAAAGATGGCGATCGACACGGGGATGACGGAAGCGAGCGGAATGCGGGTAGTGATCGACCCGTCCGGCGCTCGCCAGGGCGCTGAAGAAGTAAACCGTTCATTCGATTCAATGCCTGCTCACGCTGAGCAGGCAGCCAGTCGTATCAAGAGCGCTCTGTCCGGTATCCGTGGCGAACTCTTCAACTTACGTACAGGTTTTCTCGGTCTCGGCATCGGGGCATTCGTCGATCAGGTAGTTAAGGCGGATGTCACGATGGCCAGGATCATGAACACTCTCCGGACGGTTACCGGCTCAAACGCCGCGGCCGCTGTCTCCTTCGAAAACGTCCGGAAAATCTCTAAAGATCTAGCTTTGGACCTCGGAACTGCCGCGCTGGCTTATGCCCGTCTCACTGCGGCTACCAAAGGTACTTCGAGTGAAGGAGCGAGAACGGAAGTTCTTTTCCGTGGCATTGCTTCTGCCGTTGTGGCAACTGGCGGAGGAGCTGACCAACTTCAACGAGCGATGCTCGCAGTTGAACACATGGCCTCTAAGGGTGTTGTGCAAATGCGCGACCTTAGGACTATGTTAGGCCAAGCTATCCCAGGTGCACTCAACTATGCAGCTGAGGCGATGGGCGTTACAACCGGCAAGTTGAATGACATGATGCATGCCGGCTTGCGTGCGTCTGACCTGCTTCCTAAGTTTGGCGAATATCTCGTCAAGAAGTTTGCTGAGCCGGCGAAAGAGGCTGGCAACAGCATTCTTGGTGTGATCAATCGATGGAACACGTTTAAGCTCCTTCTTCTTGAATCAGTCGCCAAGAGCGGATTCACTGAGGAGTTGAGTAAGTCGCTCGACAATCTTATTGCCAAACTGAGTAATGATGACTTTAAACAAGCGCTCCAAGGGATTGGGTCGTTACTTGCTTCTGCGGTTAGGCTGGGTGCTGGGGCTCTGGCTTTTCTTGGCACTCATATTGACCTGGTTAAAGCAGGACTTGTAGCGATCATCGGATTGAAGGTCGCTTCATTCTTCTTGGCTGTATCCGAATCGGTCAATAAGGTTCGTGACGCGATTCTCGGCTTATCAATTGCTGAGAAAGCGTCAAGCATTATCTCCGGTAAAGGTCCTACTGCCGCTGGCGGCTCAGCTGCTTCAGCCGCTCGAACGTTTGGTATAAACGGAATCCAGGGTGTTCAGGCAGCATACTCTCATTTATTCGACCGCCAAGGAAATACAAAGTCTCCATTCGATTTGTTAAAGTCTTCGGTGAGCAAAGGAAACGCCGAGCAAACATCGGCTGAGTTCTCGGCGTTAGGCTTCTTGACTGGAAACAAATCCGGTATGGTCAACGTTGAGTCCGGCCGCATTGACCGTAACCTAGCCTCTCCTGAATTCGCCAAGAAGATGGCCAGCAAGGAGTTTGCTGACCTTCCTGATCAAGTTAAGCAAATCGTTCAGGACATGCTGGCAATCGCTGGCATCAAGATCGGTTCTGGCGCCAGTGACGCGGTAAAGACGGTTAAGGCAGCCGTAAAGACTGGCACAGCTCCAGTTGCTCGAGGAGCAGCTGATATCGGTGGTTTTGCCAGTGACGCTCTGAACGCTGCTAAACGAACGACTCTTCCTGCTGACGCTCTCGCGGCTGATGACGCTCGAGCGGCGGAAATTCTTGCGCGTACTCGAGCTGGAATGGCTGCCTCAACCGCTAAGGCAGTTGAGAAAACAGCTGCCACTGTGTCTTCTTCCGTTGACCAGTTGTACCTCGACGCAATCGACACAGTTCTCAACTTTGGAAAGGGCTCATCGAGCTTATTGCAGCGTCGGCTTCATATCGGTTACGGCAAGGCGACCGGCCTTATCGACCGTATGGAAAAGGAAGGAATACTCGGACCAGCGCAGGGAAATCGTCCTCGTGAGGTCGTGAGTCCTTCAACTGGCCGTAAGATCATTGACTCGGCTTCAACGGCTGCTCAGATCGCGTCAACTCAAGGCGCGGTTCTCACTGGCCTTAAATCTACATCAAGCACTCCTGTTGAGTCTGCTTCAACTAAGGTTGAGTCGATCCTTGGAAACATCGTAAATAGCGCAGTCTCCATGAAGACGACTGCCGTCAAGGAACTTGAGTCGGCTGGTAAGAGCATGTCGGCTAAAGTAACTGAGATGGCAGCAAAAACAACTGACGCTGCTGCGGCTGCTTATGAGACTGTAAAAACGTCAAGCAAATCCTTCTTCTCGAAGGATACGCTACAGAGCGTCTTCTCCAGACTTAAGAGCGGAGCAAGTTCACTCGCCGGAAAGGGGGCTGTATCGGTTGAGGCTGTTGAGAGCGGAGTAAACGGAGCTGTCCAGGGAGTTGCCACTGGCGCTACGACCATGCTTCCTAAGCTCATTGAATGGACAAAGAATCTGTTCAAGAGCACGAAGGACGTTGGCGCTGCCGCCACGGAAGCAGGTGAAGTAAGCGTTGGTTGGTGGAGTAAGATGTTTGGTTGGGTCACCAAACTAGGTACGGGCGTTCTAGCTCTTGGGCGGGCTATCGTCTCACTGGTTCTCGGCAACCCAATACCGGCAATTATTCTGGCTCTTACCGCAGCAGCTTCTGCTGCATACATCTTCCGAGACTCAATCATCGAGATTGGTGGTCACGCCGCTAGGCTGAAAGATTACTTCGCTGTGGCGAAGGATTACATTGGAGCGTTCTTTAGTGACCTGCTCAACGACGCGAAGAACACCGCCACCACGATGTGGACTGGCTTCAAGACAGGTTTTCTTGATCCGTGGGTTGCGGCGTTAGGTGGCAAGGACACTGACACCTTGATGGCACACGCCGCAAACAAGTTTAAAGAAGAGTGGACGAAGGTTGCCGGTTGGTGGAAAGAAAAAGTTGCTAATTCATGGTGGGCAGGATTTGCCGAGCAAGCTGAGACGGTAAAGAAAACTCAAGAAGCTCTCAGTGATAAAAAGACGACTGCCGGCATACTCGATCCTATCACCGGCAAGCGTATGCTTGGCTTGAACGACCCGGGTGGTCTTGCACTGGCCGCAAAATTTCCTGGTGGAGCAAACCCCGTTCCAAAAGACGATGTAACCGGCAAGGTAGACGTCGTTGCAAAGTACATCGCCAAGTTGAAAGATGAAGCCG